CTTGCTTCATAAACAAAATAAGGATCTGCAGGGTCTGGCGCACAAGCCATAATGCACTCCATAATAAGTATATATTTTTGCTCGGGAGGTATACAGTATAGATTTGCGTCTCCTTGATAGTGACCGCCATATACATATGGCTTAGAGCATGGTGTCTTATTACAAGGTGACATGAAATGTATTACACATATTATATTATTTTCTATATTAAATTTTAAATTTTACTTTTAATTAAACTTTTAGTAGACTTCTATTGTGGTAAACTTATTTTTATTAATAGTTGGGTTATATTTAATTAGTTTTATAATTAGTTTAACTGGAGTATCCTTTAAACCTATTAAATTTGATTTAAATCAATATATTAATATTTTTAAAAGTATTTTATACAAATTTTTTAGTAAATTAGCCTTATATTATTGGATTACATATAAAAACATAAATAAGCTTTTATATAATATGGAAAAATACTCTTCTCTAATAAAATGCAGAAGATATCTTTTAATAGCATTTGCAATTCATATATTAGTATTATTTATCTGTGGAAAATGTATTATATTCACAAAAATTAAAAATAACGAAAATTGGGTATATACAGAATTATCAAATCAAGATATAGAAGACAAATCTATAGCAGAATCTGCCCCAAACGAACCTAATAATTTCAGTGAACCAGATTTTATAGAAAATTCTCAAGATAATGAGCCTAATAGTTCCATGTCAAATGGATTAGATATATTTAGCGAAAAAACAGAAATACCTACAGAAGCTATTATACCCGCCCCAGCACCAGTAATTGTATCAAAGTTTTCAAAAATTAATATTAATTTAAAACCAGAAGAATCTCAAGAAAAAATAAAATGGGGAAAACAAATTTTATATGAAGATGGCAAGATCACAGGGATAAATGGATTTGGATCAGATGGGAATGGTTCAGGATTAAATGGTCGCGGCGCAGGAAATGGAAATGGAGGATATGGTTTTAAAGAAGGAAAAGTTTTTGGAACTAATATAAAAGCTAAAAAGCTAGGAGTAATATTCGATGTATCATATAGCATGAGTCCTTATACAAAGATGGTTGAAAAAGAAATAAGAAAAAGTTTTCCAGAAGCGATAGTTTATTACGTGGATGGATGTTCTATAGATTCAAGGACAGAGTCTATGTACGCGTTTGAATCTTTATCTTTTCAAAATATTGATGCAGTTTATTGGTTTTGCGATTTGCAAGATCCAGAAACTAAAGATGGATTGTTTTTTCTTAACGATTTATTAAAAACTAAAAAAATTAAACTTTATATAAAAACCATGGATAAACACCCCAATTCTACGCTAAAATCAATTATTAGCTCTACTGGCGGAAGTTACTCAATTGGTTTAAACTAAAGCGTAACCTTTTTTAAATTTTAAATTTAATTCAAATGAATTTACTGCTTGGCCGCGGTCGAATCTTTTAATAAAATTTGTACCAACTTTTGGCATAGTAGCAATAAAAATATTTTTATCCATTTCAAGAACAACTTGAGTAGGTAATACTGATACTTCTTTAATTTTCTTTTTCATTTTACTTTTAATAGCTCTAGCTATTGCACAATTTTGAGGATTAGCTTTTTCACCCTCAAGGATATTTCTATCTGTTATTTTGAATGTTTGTTGTTTCATTTTTTCCTTTTTTTAGATCATAAGTTATTTGATAAGTTTTAGTTTTTTTATTAAGTAATCTAAAAGCAGCTTTAGATTCTTCTTTGATATCTTCATCACTTATAATCCAAAATTTGCACCAACCCTCTTCGTCAATGTCGCCCTGTATTAATTCACATCTTGGTTTATTTCCTTCAAGATAATAAAATACGCAATATTCACATTCAAGATTTTGTTCTTTAAATGGATTTTTTTCTGCACTTAAATATTGTATCCCATTTGAGCCGTTTCCACGATCAAAATAACCATATGTTTGAAGGTTAGTTATGACTTTAAGATAAAGATCTTTTTGACGTTCTGTTAACTTAGGAAATATTAGGCCTTCGTTCATTTTATTTGATTTACACTATATTCATAATTATCAGAATCCTCAGTTACCCATTTTGGGCAATTTTCTACAGTATAAAGATGAGTATTAACCTTTCTTTCTATTAAATTTTGACCTTGTTTTGTAACAAAATTTGGGTCATAAACTCTTATCCTATTATTAGGTTGTATTGCAAAATTACCATTATCTAATTCTAATACATGACCACATTTATGTTGATCAGGATGTTCGCTAAATCCAAAATTTAATTCATTAAAATCACTATGAGCCCAATCAAGAGTAAAAAGATATGTTCCTAAATATTCTTTACCGCTTCTTGCTAAAAATTTCATTTTTTTATTTTGAAATAAAGAAAATTTTGTAATAGCTATATGATAGCTAAAACTATCCCATAATTCTAATTCGTGTAGATCTTGTTCTGGAGTATTTTCTTTTTTACAAAAAGCGCTTATTGGAGCATGCCACCAAATGCCTCCATCTTCCATTAAAAAATTAAATAATGGAACTTGGCTAGGTAAACTAGAAACTCCAAAAATTAAACAACGAAAATATTTATCATGACTATCTTTTTGATCCCTTAAATAATTTCCTCGAACATAACATTCAATTGGAGGAATATTTGCATTAAGAAAAGACATAATAGTGTAAATTACACGTAATATGTTACCTTCAAATTTTGAATTCTCCACAGAGCATTTAATAATAAGTATAAAAAATATGTCAATTTTTGATATAGATAATATGTCTGAAGATATATTATTAAATAAAGCAAATAATTTTTATAAAAATTATAGTTTTAATTTAAGAATATATAAAACTAAAAATGGATATAGAATATTTATAACAAATAAAAAATTTGAAATACCTAAAGATAGAAAAATTTTAATAAAATATTGTAAAGAACTTAGTGCAGATGTAAGATATATTAATGCATTAAATATATATTTTTTAAATGCTTTTAATACAAGAATATCACCAAAATATTTATCAAAATCAGATTCAGGTTACGATATAAATACTTTTTTTAAAAAATATGAAGAGTATCAAAATAAATCAGAATCTGTAACAAGATATATTAAATCAATAGGCGATGGAGAAATTCTACCAGAATTTGAAACGTTTATAGATGAACACGATTTATTTACAAAAAGTTTTGATAAAAATTGTATATTAGTATAATTATTGTGTAATATATATTGTAAGTTAAATGTCAAAAAAAAATAAACGTAAACTAGAAGATAAATCGCCAGTTGTTCCTCAAAGAGATAAAATTGAAGGATTTTTAAGTATTCGTGAACTTCAATGGACAGATAATCAAAAAAAATTTATACAATTAGTTCAAGAAAAAAATACAAAAATTATTATTTGTAAAGGACCAGCGGGAACAGCTAAAAGTTTACTTTCAGTTTATACGGCTTTAAATGCCATAAATAATAAAAAAATTGGAGAAATATTTTACGTAAGAAATCCAGTAGAAAGCTCTACGCATAATTTAGGTTTTTTAAAAGGTGATCTTCATAGTAAACTAGATCCTTATCTTCAGCCTTTAATGGATAAATTGCATGAACTATTACCAAAACAACAAGTAGAAAGATTATTAAAAGAAGAAAGAGTCAAAGGATTACCAGTAGGTTTTCTAAGGGGACTAAGTATAAATGCTAGTTATATTATATGTGACGAAGCTCAAAATTTAAGTATACATGACCTTTTATTAATTACTACAAGAATGGGTAAATTTAGTAAATTAATATTAATTGGAGATATTCGTCAATCAGATATTAAAAATAGTGGATTTGAAAAAATATATAATTTATTTGACGATAAACAAAGTGGAGATAAAGGTATATATACATTTAAATTTGGCACAGATGATATTATGAGAAATGATATTTTAGCCTATATAATCGAAAAATTTGAACAGATAAAATAATTGAATTTTTAATTAATTTAAAGTATAATTAGTATTATGCTTAAAATATATTGTACTGAATGTGGAAATCCAACTACCTATACATCTTTTAAACCAAAATTTTGTAGTGCTTGCGGCCAATCATTTGAAAAGCCAGTTAATAAACCTATTAATCAAAAAATAATATCAAGCCAACCAAGTAAAATTGTTCCAAAGATAAATCCAGTTTTAGAAAATGAAAATGATGATCTTGAAGATGACTATGACGGAGATGTTAATTATGTTCCAAATATAAATAATTTAGATGTAGAAATTGATAAAATTGTACCAACAAAAACAAAAATTGGAGATATTATTGGAAGTTCAAAATCTCCAACTAAAAGAGAAAAAATAAAAGGTAAAAATATTACAAAAGCAGAAAGACAAAAATTTCTAGAAGATTTTAAAAAAGAAGCAGGCGCAATAAAACCAAGATCTAGAGGTAAGGCAGATGGCTAAAAAGCCTTCTTTTGAAAATCTTATTGACGTCATAAATTCTGAAATACTTAAAAGAAAAAATAAATGGAATTTAACAGCCATCAACTGGATGGATTTTAATGATGTTGCACAAATATTAAGAATACATATTTATAAAAAGTGGCATCTTTATGATCATAAGAAGCCACTTGCGCCTTGGGTTAATCGAATCATAAGCAACCAAATAAAAAATTTAATTAGAAATAATTATAGTAATTTTACTCGTCCATGTCTTAAATGTGCTGCAGCAGAAGGAGAGGACGGATGTTCGATATACGCACAACAATGTAACAAATGTCCATTATACGCTAATTGGGAAAAAAGTAAAAAAAATGCGCATGATACAAAATTAACTCTTAGTATAGAAAATCATTTCCAAGAAATTAATAATTTGCCATCAGATAGTTTAAATATGGAAGAAACGGCGAATAATATACATATTAAAATGGAAAAAGTTTTAAAACCTATTGAATGGAAAGTTTATAAATATTTATATGTAGAAGGTAAAGATGAAGAAGAAACTGCAAAATTAATGGGATATAGAACAAGTGAAAAAAATAGAATTGCAGGATATAAACAAATAAAAAATATCAAAAAAATAATAATTATTAAAGTTAAAAAGCATTTATATAATGGAGATATTGATATTAATTAAAATGAATAATGATTTACTTATATTAACAGAAGAACAGCAATTAAAATTATTAAACGAATGGAATAATCGTCCAGAAAATCCTCCTTCATTAGTCGAACTTGTTCAATTAGCTTTCGGTAGAGATGATTTAGATGGAAGAAGTAAAGAAGGAAAAGCGGTTAAGATTTTTTTAGCCTCTAGACAAATTAAACCTAAAAAAAGCCATGAATATCAAGCTAAAGGCTTAATTAATTTAAATTTAGAGCAAAAAGAATATATAAGTAATAACTGTCATACTATGACAGGATTAGAAATGGCAAAAATTTTATTTAAGAATGAAAATTTAACAAATCTTTCTCAAGAAACAAGAAGTATTTTGGAATATATGAAAACAATTCCAAATAATATTAAATTTCATCAGGATGAAAATGAAAATGCATCTACAGAAGAATATCGCCCGCCAAGAAGCGAAGAAAGAATGATAGCAAAAATTAATAGATATGTTTTAGATGGAGTAGATAAAAATAAAATGACCCATAAAGTTAAAAAAGATATTAACTCTTTAATTGGGTATATGAACACTTTTCGTTTTAGTCATCAAATTAATTTATACGATGATGAAAGAGATAGAGAATTATTCGAAAGTAGTTTCGTTAGATATACTTATGATAAAAATGATTTAAGTCAAGAAGAAGTAGATCAATATATTGTTCTTGCAACAGAAGTCGTGATATCTTCAAATATTCAACAGACAATTAATGTACTACAAACACAAATTGACATGGCTATTCAAGAAGATGGTAAAATACCGATGGCTCTTGTTGAAGCAAGTAATACGGCAAGAAAAGAGTATAATGATTGCGTAAATCGTCAACAAAAACTTTTAAATGACCTTAAAGTTAAAAGAAGTGAAAGATTAAGTAAACAAGTTAAAGAAACTGCATCAATCATTAATCTAGTACAAATGTGGAAAGAAGAAGAAAGTAGAAATAAATTATTAAAAATGGCAGAAATGCGTAAACAAATTGTAGAAAAAGAAATTGACAGGCTTTCTACAATGGACGAAATTAAAGCTAAAATATTAGGAATTTCAAAAGATGAAATATTAAATGGATGAGCATTATATGTAAAATTGATGGGAAAGAATTTAAAGATGAAAAAAGTCTTCATTTTGCATTAAAGGGCTATGGCTTAAATAAAGTAAAATACTATCAAAAATATTATGAACGCAGAGATTTACTGACTGGAGAATTGATTAATTTTAAAACAAAAGAACAATATTTAAATAGTGATTTTAATGATAAAAATAATATGAAAAAATGGTTGAAACAACAAACCATAGAAAAGGCGCAGGAATATTGCAAAGACCTTTTAATTAAAAGAAAAAAACTTAAAAATTTAGTTTATTCACCAAGCCAAGTCGAACTTAGAACCATAATGGCCCCGTCAATTATATTTTATAATAAAATATTTAAAAATTATTATGATACATGTTCTTCTATTGGTTTAGAAAATAAATTTATACATCCTAATTTAATCGGAGATTTTTTTAAAAATAAATTAACTCAAAAAGATATTATATTCGTTGATACTCGCGAACAAAGTTGGTTAAAATTTAATACTCCATTCGAAATTAAAACCTTATCATTTGGCGATTATACTTGTTCAAATGATAATTGCAATTGTTTTATTGAAAGAAAAAGTTTGAGTGATTTTATTAGCACTTTAAGCGTTAAAAATTATGATCGTTTTAAAAATGAAATTGAAAAAGCTAGAAAAAATAATTCTTATATTATAGTTATGGTAGAAGAGAAATTATCAAACGCTTTAAGTTTTCAATATCTTCCACATATTAGCAAGAAGATTAAAGCTACTCCAGAATATATATTTCATAACGTAAGAGAGCTATTACAAGATTATGATAATCTTCAATTTTTATTTGTTGATGGTAGAAATGAAATGACAAGGTTGGTTGAATCAATATTTGCGAGTAAATGTTTTTATAAAAAAATTGATTTACAATTAGCCTATGATATGAAAATTTTATGATATTCTGTCCAGATAAATATATAAAAGAAGTAAAAGATATTAATGCAGAATTATCCGAATTAAAAGGATTTCTTAACGATAAAGAAGCCAAAATTACTTTAGCTAAATTTTTAAGAGCAAATATTGGGTTTACTGTCGAATTAATAAGTGGAGTCAAACTTGCAGCTTATCAAGAGATACATTTAAAAGCTATGATGAATAGAAATTTTAATATGTGCGTTTTTGGTCGAGGATGCGGTAAGTCATTTATGGCAGCAGTATTTTGTTTTCTGCAATGCGTCTTCGAGCCTAATACAAAAATTCTTATAGCAGGGCCAACATTTAGAACTGCAAGATTTATCTTTAATAATTTAGAAAAAATTGTACAAAGCCCCGGAGCAGAATTACTTTCACAATGTTTTGGAGCAAAAGCAAAAAGAAACGATCAATTTGAATGGCAAATTAATAATGGAAGTATAGTTGCGATTCCTCTGAATGGTGAGAAAATTCGAGGATTTCGAGCAAATATTCTTGTGCTTGACGAGTTTCTTTTATTGCCAGAAGAAATTATTAAAAATGTATTGATGCCATTTTTGGTAGCCCCACAAAATATGAAAGAAAGAATGGAGATACGAGAATTTGAAGATAAATTAATATCAGAAGGATTAATGAAAGAAAAAGATAGAATGGTTTTTGAAAATACAAGTAAAATGATCGCTCTTTCATCTGCAAGTTATACATTTGAAAATCTTTATAAAACTTATCTTGAGTGGTGCGAAAAAATAAATAGTCCAGAAAAAGGAGAAGCAACATATTTTGTAAGTCAAATGAGTTACGAGGCTTTACCAGAAGAAATGATAGATAAAACTATCATTGAAGAAGCTCAGGCAGGAGGATCAAGTCATAGTGGATTTTTACGAGAATATTGCGCTCAATTCACAGACGGTAGCGATAGTTATTTTAATGCAAAAAAGATGGAAGAATGTACATTAAAAACAGGAGAAAAACCTCATACTTTAATGAAAGGCGATCCAAAGAAAAAATATATTCTTGGAATTGATCCAAATATGAGCGATAGTCCAAATGCAGATTATTTTGCTATGGCAGTTATGGAATATGATGAAGAAAAAAAACAAGGCATTTTAGTTCATACTTACGCTGGGCTTGGCAATTTAAAAAATCATGTTAATTATTTATATTATATAATGAAAAGTTTTAATATTGTTTTTATAGTTATTGATAATGCTGGAGCTGATATATTTCTATCTGCATGCAATGAATCTAATTTATTTAAACACGATAAAATAGATATTAAAACTATAGATTTTGATTCGGATGCAGAAGGAGTAGATTACGATATAATGATAAAAAATGCAAAAAATCAATATAATCTTGAAAATAAAAAAATAGCTTTTAATCAAGTTTTTACTAGTAATTTTATCCGTAAAGCGAATGAATATCTTCAAGCATGTATTGATTATAAAAAAGTATGGTTTGCAAGCCGTACAGCTTCAGATGAGTCATCATTTAATGAAACTATAGCATTGAATATCCCAATAGATTTAATGAAAACAGAAGATAAGAAGGATTGGACAATATTAGATTTTATTGAAAATCAAGATGATTTTATATATCAAACTAAAAAACAATGTGTTTTGATTGAACATTCTACCACTAGTAGAGGAACACAAAGTTTCGATTTACCTCAGCATTTAAAAAGAAGTTCATCAGCCAATAAAGCTAGAAAAGACAATTATTCGGCATTTATGTTAGCAAATTGGGGCGTAAAATGTTATAATGATATAATGACTACTCAGATAATTCAAGTTGAATCTACTTTTTCGCCTATAATGATCAGATAAAGTGTAATATTTAACAATAAAATGCCTAAAAAAGTAAAAAAAGAAGAAAAAACTCTAAAAATTAACGAAGCTCAACCCTTAATGGTTACAGAAGCTTCTACAAATTATCAAATCCAAGCTGCGGCAGTAGGCTCAGATTTAAATGATAGCTCCCACACTCAAACAAGAAGAAATATAGCCGCAGATATTAATAGGACAAATAGATATAAGAATATTGAAGATGGATTAATCCCATTTAGATATTCAGTAGGTGCATCTAATAATTCTAATATGAATATTAGGGATGCAGTCATTTTATGCCAAAAATGTTATTATAATTTTGCAATTTTTAGAAATACGATTGATTTAATGACCGAATTTTCTTGTAGTAATATTTATTTTAAAGGCGGGAGTCAAAAGAGTAGAGATTTCTTTATTGCATGGTTAAAAAAGATTAATATGTTTGATCTTCAAGATCAATTTTTCCGCGAATATTATAGAAGTGGAAATGTATTTATTTATCGTTTTGATACTAAAATCCAAGAAGAAGACGTTAATAAAATAACTCAAACTTTTGGTTTATCTTCAAAAGCTGCTAATATTTTATTACCAGCTAGATATAATGTAATTAACCCCGCAGATGTTCAAATTGGAGGAACAATTAATTTTTCAGTTGGAAGATATTATAAAATTTTAAGTGATTATGAATTAGAAAGATTAAAATCTCCAAAAACAGATGAAGATATTGAGGTTTTAAAAAGTTTACCTCCAGAAACACAAAAGCTTATTACAAAAACAAAAGTTGGTATTTTAACTCTCCCTTTAGATAGTGCAAGACTTTGCGCAGTTTTTTATAAAAAACAAGATTATGAGCCATTTGCAGTTCCAATGGGTTTTCCTGTTCTTGAAGATATTAATTGGAAAGCTGAAATGAAAAAAATGGATATGGCAGTAGCCCGTTCTCTTCAACAAATTATATTACTTGTGACAATGGGCGCAGAACCAGAAAAAGGTGGAGTAAATCAAAAAAATCTTGAAGCGATGCAAAGCTTATTCACAAATCAAAGCGTTGGTCGCGTACTTATAGCAGATTATACAACTAGAGCAGAATTTATTATTCCTAATATTGGAAATTTAATGGGCCCAGAGAAATATCAAATTGTTGATCGCGATATTCAAATTGGATTAAATAATATTTTAATTGGAAATGAAAAATTTGCGAATGAAAGTATTAAAGTCCAAGTATTTATTGAAAGATTAAAACAAGCTCGTGAATCATTTATTAATAATTTCTTATATCCAGAAATTCGTAGAATAAGCAAAGAACTTGGATTTAAAAATTATCCAACTCCATATTTTGAAGATATAGATTTAAAAGATGATATTCAATATTCTAGAATATATACAAGATTAATTGAATTAGGTATACTAACTCCAGAAGAAGGAATTACCGCAATTGAAACAGGTAAACTTCCTGATTCAGAAAGCTCAATTGAATCGCAACAAAAACTTAGAGAATTAAAAGATAAAGGATTTTATCAACCTCTTATTGGTGGAGCTAAAATGGGAGAAGCTGGAAGACCAAGTGGTTCAACAGGTATTCCTCAATCAACAAAAAATATTAAACCAGTTGGCGAAGGCAAACAATCAAAAGCTACATTTTTTAATATAGAAAAAATTAAAGATAATTTTATTCTTGCATCAAAACTCCAAGATAAAGTTGAATTTAGTTTAAGAGAGAAGCATTCACTTCGTAAACTTTCTAAACAACAAAAGGAAGTTGCTTTTGAAATAGTAAAAGTTATTACTTCAAACGAATCTCCAGAAAATTGGGAGAATTCTATAGCAGAATATGTAAATAATCCTAAAGATAAAAATTTAAATACAATAAATGAAATTGAAAATATTGCTCTTGAACATGGATTAGATAATTATGTCGCAAGTATTCTTTATCACAGTAAAAAATCTGAGGTAAATTAAAATGGCAGAGAATTTTATTAGGGTTAAACAAATTAATCAGCCAGAATTATCTGGCTACATTAGCAGCGTTGTTGCCACAGGAGTAACTGTAAATGTAACTTATACAACACTTGCTACAGGAGCAAATATAGTATATACTAGCGGCAATCAAACTATAAGTGGAAACAAAACTTTTGTTAATAATTTTAGTATAACAGGTAGCGCGGTAATTGCAAATGTTTCAAATGGCGCAACTCTACAACTAAGCGGCAATCGCGTATTAACAATTGCAGATTCAGTTAGTGCGACTTTGCCAAGTACAATAGTATATCAAAGTGGCAATCAAACGATTTCTGGCGTAAAAACTTTTGTTGATAATTTTAACGTAACAGGTAGCGCGGTAGTCGCAAATGTTTCAAATGGTGCGACTTTACAACTAAGTGGTAATCGTGTATTAACGACTATAGATTCAGTTGCCGCAGCTTTGCCAAGTACAATAGTATATCAAAGTGGCAATCAAACGATTTCTGGCGTAAAAACTTTTGTTGATAATTTTAACGTAACAGGTAGCGCGGTAGTCGCAAATGTTTCAAATGGTGCGACTTTACA